GTCCGCGCATGTCGTAGTGTCTGTTCCTGCCGATGCTAACATCGTGACGGCTGACGTGACAGCTTGCGTCGACCGTCTCGTGAATCTACTTCACGGCGCTACGAACACCAGTGGTCTCGATCTGAAGAGTGCGATTTTCGCCTCTAAAGAACAGTAACGCTGCACAGCTGTAAAAGGCCATGCTACGTATACAGACCCCCGGGTTCGCACCCGAAGTAGTTACTGCCCCGTCGACGACATCCAACGTTTTCCACCGTGGCGTGGCGCAATATGCGCCCGGCCTGGTGAATCGCGCGGTGTTTTCTTCAGGGCATCGGAGATTGTTTCCTTTGGTCCCGATCTACCTTGTCGGTAGTCGCGGCTCGAGTTCTGCAATCCCCAGTAAGGCTTGATCGAATAGGTCTATATAGACTGAAAAAGATCTACCTTACAATGTTTAGCTAGACAAGAACAACCGGTAGTCCCATTAGAGGATTACTCTTATAGGAACCAGACGACATGAATATTCATGATGATAGTATACTGATTAAAGCATACAATCGCCTGCTAGTAGACATACGCGATAAATCAGAGGTGCCACTTGGCGTCCCTGATGACATTACGTGTGAATGGCTGCTTAAAGAAGCACCCTTACTAGATAAATGGCTGCTCAGGTGGCTTGAGCACGAAGAATCCAACTATCAGGCGCTCGTAGACAAGTGTCTACAGAGCGAGCCGGAATCAAGCGTTTTTGACGACTTGGCGACGGTTATTGACGCGTTTAAATGCGCGTTTCCTGAATGGTTGGAACCCTTAGTAGACGAATTCCTCTTTAACTTGAGGTTTCCGGACTACGACAGGGCTTCTAAGTGCGTGGGCTGGCTGAGGCAGCTGTTTCTGTTCTGCTACAAAGCCGAGTATGCACCAACAACCCAACAAATCGATGAAGCTCAAACGGGCTTTATCGAATGTGATGACGGTTGTGCGGTTTGGGGTGAAGCTTTCACAAGCTGTTATCCCAGTCCGCTCTTCCGTCACACTCGCGACATCATTGGCCGAGTCATTGGCCAAATTGATTGGAAGGCGCTAGATTGTTCTCACGGGCCGGGGAGTGTTTATCCTCCCTCGCTACCACGTGAGAAGTCTAAGTTCCTTGTCATCTACGACACCATTCAATCACTATATCCCTTCGACCAATACTTCTGTGGTCTCCCCGGTTATACCGAGGACCACTTGAGGTACGAGTTGTCGGGTAAGGTGGCTGAGCATTCGTCTATAGAGGCGAAGCTTGTTTGCGTCCCGAAGGACTCAAGAGGTCCACGCTTAATTTGCGTGCACCCCAAAGAGGCCGTCTGGATTCAGCAAGGGCAGCGTCGTTTGCTAGAGAATGCCGTATCCCGGAGTAAGGCTGCTAGGAGAGGTATTAACTTCTCCGATCAGTCTGTAAACGGGAATCTTGCATTAGCTGCGTCGGCTTCACGTGACTATGTCACGTTAGACCTGCGCGAGGCTAGCGACCGACTATCATGTGAACTGGTTTCCTACCTGTTTGGGTGGGCTTACCAGTTCTTAGCATGTAGTCGAGCGTCTCATGTCAAACTAATAGATGGGCGAGTCAGGTTTCTCAGGAAATATGCTCCGATGGGGAATGCAACTGTGTTCCCTGTGCAGAGTATCATATTCTGGGCTCTGGTGCGTGCTGGCATCAAATGTCATTATGGTGAGAACTGTAATGATGTTTATGTCTTCGGTGATGACATCATCTACCCTTCAAAGTATCACGAAGGTGCATTGCAAGCGCTTATTCGAGCGGGACTTGTCCCGAACTCCTCGAAGACGTTTGTAAAGGGATTCTTTCGAGAATCCTGTGGCGTCGATGCCTATCGTGGCAAAGATGTTACGCCGCTTCGTATGAAGGCATGGAATGTTGCCACTGTCTCGGGTCTTGTCGCGATCTGCGACCTCGCCAAAAGGCTGAGGCTCGCTGGTTACGAGGAGACTGCCTCCTGTCTGTACGAGGAGACTGCCTCCTGTCTGTATGCTCACGCATCTCGACGCGTCGGAAGGTTGTCGTTAAATAACAACCCGAAAGCGCAAGGAGTGTATGAGTATGTAGACTATGACTTCGGTAAACTTCACATGTATGAAGATTTGCGATTCAATCGCAGTCTTCAGAAATGGGAAGCCCCTAGTCTTCTTGTACAGGCAACGGTTGACCGTATGCCTAAAAGTTCCTGGTGGAACTTACAAGATTCACTACTGCGACTCCGTGAATTATATAAACACGGTGATCGCTCCACAGTTGAGTCCTTTCTCTCGAAGGAGAGTTTGGACTACATTACCAGGCACCGGCATTTATGCCGCGTGTTTGGAATTCCTTATAAGCCTGAAGAGGCCTTAAGGGATGCTGGATGTAGTGATAGAGGTCTCGAGTACACGGTACCGTACCGTGCACGGCTGAAACATGGTTGGAC